TAAAGTTGTTCATTTCATCCATGGTTCAATCAGTGCTGAAGAGCGTGAAGAAGTTCGCAGAATTGCTGAGTCTAGCGATAATAACATTATTCTGGCTAGTTATGGGACTTTTAGCACTGGGGTTAATATCAAGCGTTTGGATAATATCATCCTTGCATCTCCTAGTAAGTCAAAGATTAGAAACCTTCAATCGATAGGTAGAGTTCTTCGTAAAGGAAATGGTGCTGACAAAGCAACATTGTATGATATTGTAGACGACCTACAGTGGAAATCGAAAAGAAACTTTGCAGTCAAACATTTTATGGATAGAGTAGAGATATACAACGATGAGGGATTTGACTATAACATATACAACATCAAGATAAAAGGTTAGTCTTATGGAACTTATACATATTAAGTTAAAGAACGGTGACGATCTTTTAGGAGTAGATTTAGGTAACGCTTTAGGATGTGTGAATATAGAAAACCCAGTTCAGGTGAAAATACATCCAACTAGAGGTTTCTATGCCCAAAGTTGGTTATTGTTTTCTGAAGATAAAAGTGTTATAATAGACGATCAAGATATTTTAGTGAAAAGCAAAGCAAATCAAAAAGCAATCGATTGTTATGCTTCATTTTTTGAAGATCGTTTTCTAGACGATTTAGAGAAAGAACCAGCAGAAGAGATGGAAGAACAACTGATGGCACTGATTGATTCCAAGAATGCTGTAAAACATTAATAGTATTCTTAGAGCGATAACGCTATTATACACAGGTTTGTAACCTTTGTCAATACATTTTTAACAAATTTTTTATTTTTTTTACTTGACATCTGTTGACTTTTATATTATAATGTACAAAATTAAGTGAGGACCAAATGGCTAAAAACTATGTAAACAACCCAGAATTTTTGCAGGCGATCATAGACTACAAGAAACTATGTGTAGAAGCAGAAGATTCTGGTGACCCGAAGCCCCAGATACCTGATTACATCGGAGAATGTATCTATCAGATATCAACTCGTCTCGCATCTAAACCGAACTTCTCTGGTTACTCGTATAAAGATGAGATGATCAGTGATGGTTTAGAAAATGCGATTCAAGCTTTGGGTAATTTTGATCCAGAAAAGTCTAGTAACCCTTTTGCGTATTTTACACAGATCATTTGGTATGCATTTTTAAGAAGAATTGATAAAGAAAAGAAGCAACTTTATATCAAACATAAAGTAACAGAGAATTCAGTAACTTCTGGCACAGCAGTAGAGTCAGAAGATGACGACAACGGAATGCCATCTTACATTGATCTTGATAATGACTACATGAATGATTTTGTTAAGAACTATGAGAAGAAGATGGATGAGAAAAAGCGACAACAGCAAAAGAGAGCAAAGAAGGGCCTAGAGAAATTTATTGATAATGAGGAGTAACTGTGAAGATTGCGGTAATCAATGACACCCATTGGGGTGCGAGATCGGACAATGCGGCATTCGCTGAATATTTCATACGATTCTATAAAGAGATATTCTTTCCTAAGTTAAGAGAAGAAGGTATCAAAACCATCTTTCACTTAGGCGATGTGTGTGATCGAAGAAAGTATATTAACTTCGTGACCGCTAAGAATCTTGAAGAGAACTTTATGAAAATCTGTGCTGACGAAGGCATAGACATATATCTCATTGCAGGTAACCACGACACTTTCTATAAGAACACCAACGAAGTAAACTGTCTACGACAACTCTATGGTAATTCCAAGTATGGTAATATTCATATCTATTGGGAAAAGCCAGTTGAGTTAGAGTTCGATGGCTGTAAAGTTATGCTTGCACCTTGGCTTTGTGCTGACAACTGGGAAGAGTCATTCGAAATGTTCAAGACTACTGATGCTCAAACTTTGTTCGGTCACTTTGAGTTTCAAGGCTTTGAGATGATGAAAGGCCAACTCTGTACGCACGGTCTAGATAAGAAAGTGTTCAACAAGTTTGAAGCAGTCTATTCTGGTCACTTCCATCATCCATCTACTGTAGATAACATTACATATCTTGGTGCACCATATGAGATGAACTGGTCAGATTATGATCAGAAGCGTGGTTTCAGCATCTTTGATACATCTGATCGAAGTGTGACTCATGTAGAAAATACTTTAAGAATGTTTCATAAGATCAAGTATGACGATACCGACATGACAATCGAGGATATCGCAAATCTTGATACAACGAACTTGACAAACACCCATATAAAAGTTATAATAGTGAACAAGTCTAATCCTTATATCTTTGACTTATTCCTTGATAAGTTGCAAGCGGCTGCCCCTTGCGACATCAAAGTCGTTGAAGATCATATGAATTTAGATGTGATTGATGAAAATGAATTGGTTGATGAAGCACAAGATACATTGACTATCCTTAAACAGTATGTTGATAATCTAGAAATTGACAAAGATAAGACGAAAGTCCAAGAAGTTCTAGACGATCTATATCAAGAGGCAATTAGTCTATAATATGGCAAACATTATATTTGAGTCTGTTCGTTATAAAAACATTCTATCGACTGGCAATACTTGGACAGAAGTTCAATTAAACCGCAGTAAGTCTACTCTTATCATTGGAGATAACGGTGCTGGTAAATCTACGATGCTCGATGCATTGACTTTTGCTTTGTACGGTAAACCCTTTCGTAAGATTAAAAAGAATCAGTTAGTCAATTCGATTAATGGTAAGGGTCTAGAAGTTGAAGCCAACTTTAAGATAAGTGGTTCTAAGTTTGTTATTAAGCGTGGTATCAAGCCAAACTACTTTGAGATATGGAAAAATGGAGAGATGTTGAATCAAGATGCCGCGGCTAGAGATTATCAGGTTTATCTTGAAGAGTCTATATTGAAACTGAATCACAAGTCTTTCGGTCAAGTTGTTGTTCTAGGTAGTTCAACATTTGTGCCATTTATGCAGTTAAGAGCAGGTGAAAGACGAGAAGTTATCGAAGACTTACTTGACATCCAGATATTTACTGTGATGAATACACTTCTCAAAGATCGTGTGACAGACAACAAAGCAACGATCAAAGATATAAAGCATCGTATTGAAATACTTGATAGTCAGATTGCATCAGCGAAAACTCACAACGAATCTATTCGTAAGTTGCGAGAAGGTGAAGTTGAGAAACTCAAAGAAAGATTAAGAGAGCAGATTGCGATTGTTGAAGCCGAGCAAGAAGCAGTTGATACTTTGATTCAAGAAGTATCTGGTTTAAATGATGATATCAAAGACAAGCCAGATACAAAGAAAAAGTTAAAAGAACTACAGGAGTTAGATCGTGAACTTGCCAATAAACACAAATCATTATCTAAGGAAGTTGCATTCTACCAAGACCACGACAACTGTCCAACCTGTAAGCAAGGTATCGAACACGACTTTAAACAAGAAACAATTACTCAACACAATGCAAAAACAACAGAAATCGAAGAAGCCAGAGCCGAACTAGAAGGCAAGAGTTCTAAGCTGGAAGGTCGAATCGATGAGATTGATGATGTTGAAAATGTGATTAGTGCCAAGAATCTACAGATGAGTGAGCATAGAATGGCATCTAAGATTGCGATGAACAGTTGTAAAGCAATCAAAGAAGAACTTGTTGGTGCGGAAGAGCAGGTAACTGAGTCTGCAAATAACAATGTAGATGATCTAGAAAAAGACCTCAAAGAATGCCACAAAGGTCAGACAGAGTTGTTTGACTCTAAAGAAGTTCTTGGTATTGTGTCTTCTATGTTGAAAGATGGCGGCATCAAGACTCAGATTATCAAGCAGTATGTGCCTGTAATGAACAAACTAATCAACAAGTATCTTTCCGCAATGGACTTCTTTGTTCAGTTTGAGTTAGATGAGAACTTCAATGAAACCATTAAGTCTCGATTCCGTGATGTGTTTAGCTATTCGTCTTTTTCAGAAGGTGAGAAGTTGCGTATTGACTTAGCATTACTGTTTACATGGAGAGCGGTTGCCAAACTTCGTAACTCTGTATCAACTAATCTACTGATCATGGATGAGATTATGGACTCTTCACTAGATTCATCTGGCACAGAAGAGTTCTTGAAGATTATTCAAGAGTTGACAGCCGACTCAAACATCTTTATTATCAGTCACAAGGGCGATCAGTTGTTCGACAAGTTCCATAGTGTAATTCGATTTGAGAAAGTTAAAAATTTCAGTAGGATAGCGGCATGATAGAAAAAATTTATATACCTACTATTCGTAGAGTAGATAAGCAAATTACTTTTAGTAAACTTCCTAAAGAACTTCAGGAAAGAGTTATTATGGTTGTTGAGCCTGGAGAAAGGCATCTTTACGACTATCCTTGTCAGTATCTTGAGGTACCCGAAGAGATAGTTGGAACTTGGACTCAACTTGCTGAGACAAGAAAGTTTATTCATAAACACGCAGGAGAAGTAAAGTACTGTGTTACTGACGATGATATAATATTCAAAAGAAGAAATTCAAAATATTGGAGTAGATCATCTAACATGGATTTAACTAAAAGAACTGCTTCTCCAGAAGAAGTTTCAGATATGTTTGATAAGATCGATTCTTGGCTTGATGAAAAGTCTATAGGAATTGTTGGTCTTTCTGGTGCTGATTTTCCACCCACTGATGTTGAATATGAAGATACTAAAGATGTATATTCATGTGTATTTTATGACGGAAGAATGATATCAAAAGTTATTGACGAGATGGATATATGTTCTTTGAGAGTTGCAGAAGATGTTCTCTTTCTGTATGAAGCACTGTCTAGAGGGATCAATACGAGAAGGTCTACAGAATGGATGTTTGATAACCGAAGTATGACAGATAAAAAACTGGCAGACACTCGTGAAGTTTGGACTGGTATGTTTGAAGATAAGGATCGACCAACTAAAGGTTATTATCAAACTGACGAACATTATGATGCATTGAGATATATACAAAGAAAATATCCTCACGGCATGAAGATTTATGAGAAAGACGGTAAAATGAAGAATACTAAATTCTGGAAGAAAGTTTATAGACCTTCTGTAGCAGACGGAGCATCTTTGACAGACTTTTTATGATGTGTATTGACATTACAGATTGTTTAGTGTATAATAGGCAGAAATTTGACATAATGGAGTTTTATTGATGGGCGATGTGAAAGAAAGTGCAGACTATGATAACTATATGGATGATGATGCCAGAAAGAATGACACCTATAGTGTAAGTCTGGATAAGTTTTTTGACGATCCTCTTCCTGAAGTTCTATATGATATGACTAAGGCGAAGAAGAAAGTTGAAAACGATGTCTGGAAGTCTATCTATGTTCATTTCAGAACCCAAGATGATATGGTTGAGTTCTGTACAAAAATCAATCAGATGATACCCACTAAAGTCAAAGAAACTTTTCACCCCCTATATGACAAAAAAGTTAGTCTGTTTTCAGATGAAGAAGATGTGCCAGTTGTAATCGATTCAGACAAACTCACACCTAAACAAGTGAAAAAAGAAGTTGATGTTGAAAGCGAGATAGAAGAAAAGTACTGGAAGTCTCAATGGCAAGGTATGCCTGAGTACACTCAAAACAATAAAAACTCCTATAGATCGATCACTATGAAGTTTCGTAACGAAGAAGATTACAACGACTTCTCACAAAAGATTGGTCAAGAGGTTACTGATAAGACTAAAAGTATCTGGCATCCAAAACTAAATGTCACAAAGAACTTGAAACTACGATGGGTGCAGAACGAGGGTCGTACAAATCCTAGACACCCAATGTATATCGTATCTAAAGGTCGTGCTGATACAATGATCACTTCTCGATCATTTGCTCGTATGCATATTCCACATTACATTGTGATTGAGCCACAAGATGAGAAAGCCTACGAAGAAGCACTTGATAACTTTGACATTCGTAAATATGTCACACTTCTAGTTGCACCTTTCTCTAATCATGGTGATGGACCTGGTCGTGCTAGAAACTGGGCATGGGATCATTCTATCAGTATCGGTGCCACTAGTCACTGGGTATTTGATGATAATATCTCTGACTTCTATCGACTTCATGAGAATGAGCGTATTCGATTCGAAAGTGGTGTTGGCTTTCAAGTGATGGAAGATTTCGTAGATCGCTATGATAACATCTACATTGCTGGTCCACAGTATCGATTCTTTATTGCACCAGATCAAAGTTATCCTGCGTTCGTAGCAAATACGAGAATCTATTCTGCATTACTTATCCGTAATGATTGCAAACATAGATGGCGTGGTCGTTACAATGAAGATACTGATATCTGTTTGCGAGTACTAAAAGATGGCGATGTTTGTCTTCAGTTCAATGCATTCTTACAAGGTAAATGTGCTACTCAGACTGTCGCTGGTGGTAATACTGCTGAGTTCTATCACGCTGAAAACACAGAAAATGAAGAGTTCAAAGAGACTGGCTACAATACAGAAGGTACTGTGAATAAGTCACAAATGCTGGTCGATATGCATCCAGATGTTGCTCGACTTGTTTGGCGATATGGTAGATGGCATCACTGGGTTGATTATAGTCCATTCAAAGTAAACAAACCTCAGTTAAAACAAGGGTTTACTATGCCAAATGGTACTAACAACTACGGAATGACACTAGATCGAGATTTCGACTATAAAAATGCAAAATAATTTCAAAAAAGGGTTGACTTTTGATTCAGTTGTGTTATAATACTTGTATAAATTGAATTGAAGAGAGAAATCTATGAAATATGTACTGCGAGCCAAAGAGTCCCACAAAATCGTATCTGATTCTTTTGATAGTTTTTCGAGACTACTAGACTTTCGTGTTGAGAGTGACTTAATTGAAAGCACTTATATTGACACTATTGATGAATAAAACCCTTGACTTTTAGTTCAAACCTGTTATAATACTTGTATAAATTGAATTGAAGAGAGAATTATATTATGGCTTATGTATCTCAAGAAGACAAGAAAAAACTTGCTCCCGCTATTAAAGAAGTTCTTAAAAAGTACAAAGTAAAAGCATCTATTGCTGTTCGTCACCACTCTACTTTAGTTGTGAACATCAAAGAAGGTGCTGTACCCTTCAAACCTAGTGATCATTATCAAGTGAATGAGTATCACTATGAGAACCATTATGCAGATAACCCGAAGTTGGTTTCTTTTCTTGATGAACTTATTTCAGCGATGAAAGGTCCTGACTACTTCAACAATGACGATGCGATGACTGACTA